AACAGACGCGTTCTTGTTGCGACAGTACCTAGCAATTGAAAAAATCTACATTGAGTTAGCGGATCAAGGCTTAGATGTTTCTTTGCAATGGCCGATAATTAAGGTCGGCGCATAATGACACCGGCAAAGTTGATTACGCGGATTAAGGCAATCGCACAGGTTTTCGAAGTGGATACCACTCGGCTTGACGACCAACTTCTTATTTCCATATACCGCGCGGCATCCGCTTCTGAGTGGTCGCTGGTCGAAGCAATGATTCAGGGGGCGAGAACATAATGGCATCGGCAACATTCACCGTCACGATTACCGATTCAGACTTTGACCGCCTTCATAACAGTTCAATGCGATGGGGCAAGGATTGGGCAAAGCAAGTTAATCGTTTTGATAGCGAGCCACTTTTTACATGGAAGATGGCGTATTGGTGCGAACCTAATTGGCTCAACATCCTTGTCTGCCAGCAATTCCTGTCGGCTCGCGGATATGAGTCACAGACCGTATTTGATAGCGCAACCCTTGAATATGTAATCCTTACCAATTACGAGTCGGAGGCGTGGGAAAATGATTGAGGTTCTATTGCTAGTAGTCTTGCCAGTTATCACCGTAGTATTTCTATCCATTGTGTTTGACATTGAGGAAAGGCTGACCAAATGAAAATCGTTTGCAAAGAAAACCATTGGTATATCAAAGACAATCAGGTTCGCCTTGAGACTCCAGAAGGCAATCAAGTGGACATGATTAAGGCGATTGAAGCAACAATCCGCTTACACATTTACGAACAGATTTGCGCCCTAGACTTGACAACCAATCGTGCGCAGATTGTCAAGAACGGTATTGATAAGACCGCTTTGACGGTACAAGATTTATGCGCTCAGATTGCATTGGGGGAAAAGAAATGAAAAAAGCGATTGCAAAAGCCAAAGCCGAATTAGAAAAAAATAAACGGCTTATTGAAAACACTAAAAATGGAATACCAAGCGGGAAATCAAATACTTATAAACTTGGCAAATCTCCTTCTAGTTTTAAGGAAACCAAATGAACGAAGAGTTGCCATTACTTCCTTATGCCGGCACTTCGGGCTGGTCGGGAACTGAGACAAGCAAACAACGCGCTATTACGGCTGACAAGAATGGCACGACTCGCAGCCGTCAACGCAAGGCAATGTTTCTTCTTGCCGAAGCCGGTGAAACAGGTTTGACATGGAAAGAACTAGGCGACTTGACTGGCTGGCATCATGGAACGGTATCGGGGCTTCTCTCTGTTTTGAATCGTGAGAATTACATTGTTCGACTCAAGGCAACCCGTAACAAGTGCGCCATTTATGTTCATCCCAATTTTATATCATCGCGTGAAATTTCTCAGCGCAAGACCAAAACTTGCAAGCATTGTGGGGGTGAACTTTAATGCCTACATATCAGTACCGATGCAAGGAATGTAAAGCGTTTATGGAACTGCATCAGAGTTTCTACGATGATTCGATTCCTGATTGCGTAAAGTGCGAAAAACCTATGTCAAAGGTTATTCAGGCAACACCGGCGATATTCCGCGGTGGAGGATGGGGAGGGTCAAAATGAAAACATTTCGTAAAAGAATCTTTGGGCGAGAAGTTCACCTTTCAATCTTTCCTCGGTACAAGCGCCGCAAGCCATACTTAAAGTTGCGCCTCATGCCAAGTTATTACGCGAACAATCGCATCTTTGAGTTAACCGTCTTTGCAAAGAGTTACCGAGTGAATTGGACACCTCAGCGATGATTGTGAAACTTGCCCTGTTGTGGGTTGCGTTTATTAACACCGTAGGCATTGCGTTTGGAATCTACGGATACTTTGCCGCCAAAAAGAAATGGGTAAAATAATGCACAAAGACATTCGTTTCCGTAAAGGCTGGATACATTGTGGATATAGCAAAAGGTTCGGTCTAGGTATCAGTATTGACAAGTACGGCGTGGATATTGATTTTTTAATTTTCTATATTGGCTGGCAACGCTAATGGCAAAACTCAACGACATTCTCAATGAACGCCAAGAACAATACGGCGACCCAACTGAAAACTTTCGCAAGATAGGGATTATGTGGGGTGTCATTCTTGACCTGCCTTATTCCCTAGCGCCTTATCAAGTGGCTCAGATGATGATTGCCCTAAAACTTCAACGCATCTCGGTCAATCCCGATTACGAGGATTCTTGGCTAGACATACAGGGCTACGCCGCACACGGGGCATTAGACAAATAGCCCCTAAATGTTCAAGCGTGTGACCTAAATCACATAAATAAATGTTAAATTGCCTTGATTTGGCTATTTTTTAATTATATACTTGTGTCATAACCCCGAACGAGGGTTAAGATTCTGGAGGAATCGCATAACATGGCTATAAATTACAGAAAAAAAGTGTTTGATTTTTGCAAGGCTAATAATCTTACAATTCTTAATGCTGGTCCAGAAACAATAGACATTGACTATCCACCTCATGTTCGATGCGTAACAAATAATTTTCATGGGCTTTATTATCCAAGTCTTAAAAGCGAAGATGTAAAAATGCCTCAGGCTTGGAAAAGCGTTTGGGAAGATTTAGAAGAAGGCGTAGAACCTTGCCCAAAAGATTGTGATTGTTATGTCTGATTGGAACATTGGTCGTTGCAAAAGATGCGGGGCATGGGTTGTATTTGACCGCCCATGCTCAACCTGCTCTACAATTACACCACAACCGACTAAGGAGGTTCAGAAATGAACGCACTTAACAACGGAGGCACACGATGAGCGCTATAGAACAGGCGGCGATTGGTTCGCGCTGAAGTTCAAGACTCGTTTCCTTGTAGTCGCCGCTCTTGCGGTAGGAATCGGGTTTGCAAGCCCATCGGTAGCGCAAAGCCCTAAAGCATTTACGGATGCTATTGAGCGCACACCGGCAGCGGCGAAAGCCTATGCACAATCACAACTTCATAAATACGGATGGAACTCCACTTACCAATGGAGATGCCTAGTCACCGTCTGGACTAACGAGAGTAATTGGCGACCAAACGCCTACAACATAACTCCCGTTAAACTAGTGGTGGATGGGTTGACGGTTTCCTATCATGCCGGGGGCATACCTCAGCGAATTGGACTGTCTCCAAAAGCAAGCGTTAGCACTCAGGTTAATGTTGGATTGCGGTATATTTCCGACCGATATGGAAACCCCTGCAACGCACTCCGCTTCTGGAATCGCCATTACTGGTATTGAGAATGACAATCCAGACCGCGCTTACGGGCGCGAGTCACTAGATTTCACGGGAAGGCCGTTCCCTACCCGTGAAGATACGACTGCTTGAGCGCATGATTACCTCCAGTTGATTGCGCTCGCGGTCGTCTGCCTTAGCCCCACATTTCTCAAGGGTGTGGGGCTTTGTGCTATTCTTAAAACACATCCTTAATTATTTCGATAGTTAAGTGCGACACCCCGGAACTATCCCTGAAATTCGGCTTAGGCGTTAGGCGTACCGAATAGACCAAATAGCCGGGGTTTCTGCTATTCTAAGAACACAACACCCCCTACGCCTCTCAACGATGCGCACCAAGGGGGTTACTTATTTGTAGCCACAATGTAGCCACAAAATATAGTCTAAAACATATATTTGCTAATAAGTTACGCACATGGTGTAAGGTATTCCCATGACCACAATCGTTGCCCGACAGTATGCCGACAAAGTGGTTATCGGGGCAGATTCATTGGTTACGGCAACCCGCAAATACACGCATCCTAAGATGGTCAAAATAACCGAACGCGGTCAATACCTAATTGCCGGTGCTGGCTTGTCTAGTTTTTGCGATGTGGCTCAACACATATTTAATCCACCAAAGCCGACCGAAGCCGACAAAAAAGATTTGTACCATTTTATGATTTCTAAATTTATTCCGGCACTCAAGCAATGTTTCAAAGATAATGACCTCAAGTTAGAAGATGATAAAGATGAAGAAACGCGATTTGCTTTCTTGGTTGCAATTAACGGTGAAGTCTTTGATATTGCTGATGATTTCGCTATTTGTCTTGATTCTGACGGTATCTATGGGATTGGTAGTGGCAGTAGCCTTGCTATTGGGGCGCTTAAGCAGGGCGCAAG